ATGGCAAAAGGCGCTGCCCCTTCCGCGATCGAGTCCAGGCCCAAGGCGGGTGAGGGGAGCCGTCGTGTGCACCTGGACCAGGCAACCGTCGCCACGCTGCAGACGCCTACGCGCGAACAGGGTAGCTGGTTGTACCTGGACGACGAGATCCCCGGCTTCTGCTGCCAGGTGACCTACCAGGGAACCCGGACCTTCCGCCTACGGTATCGCAAGCTGCTAGCCGGCGAGCGCAAGCCGCGGTGGTTCTCCGTGCGCATCGGCAAGTGGCAGCCCGGCACGGCCGGCCGGGCCATGGCCGACAAGCAGAAGGTCGGCATATCGGCCGCCAAGGCGCGCGAGAAGGCCGCAGAGCTGCGCCGGCAGCTGGACCAGGGGGCCAACCCTGCGCTGGAGCTGCGCGCCCGCGAAGCGGAGCTGGCCCGGGCCGAGGCCGGCACGCTGACGGTGCGCCAGGCGTTCCACAAGTACCTCGCCGCTGTGCGGAGCCGGCGCAGCCCGATGAAGGAGTCCAGCATCGACAAGCTGGAGGACGCGTTCGAGGTGCACATCCTGCCCCTGCTGGGTGAGCGGCAGGTGGGCGGCCTGACGCAGCGGGACGTGCGCGAGCTGGCAGAGACGACCGCCAAGGGCCGCAAGCGCCGGGGCCGGAAGATCGGCGGACCGATCGCCGCCAACCGTGTGGTCGCGCATTTCTCTGCCTTCCTGACCTGGTGCACGAAGCAGGAGCCGCCGCTGATCGCCACCAACGTGGCCAGGTTGATCGACCGGGGCGAGGTGCTGGAGAAGGAGCACGCCCGCGAGCGCTACCTGACGCGCGAGGAGTGGGATGCGCTGATGCGCGACCTGGACGACCGGCCTTATATCGCCACCCGCGGCTCCCGGTACGCGGCCACGAAGACCGTGCGGCTGGACAAGCCGCAACTGCGCACGCTGGTGAGCTGCGAGGCCATCCGAATCAGCCTGCTGACCGGCGCCCGCAAGGGCGAGGTGTATCGCATGCGCTGGGCCGACGTTGACCTCGACGCGCGCTGGTGGATCAAGCCGCGCACCACCACGAAGGGTGCCAAGGTGCACGAGGTGGCGCTGCCCAAGGTGGCGGTCGAGGCTCTGCAGCGCGTGCGCGCGGCTCACGCCGACCCGGTGTGGGTGTTCCCGGGGAAAGAGCGCATGGAGAAGCTGGCGCGCGGCGAGAAGCCGAAGGCGAACGAAGGCACCCACATCAAGGACGTGCACGAGCTGTGGGGGAAGATCCGGGAGAGCCTGGGCATCCCTGATGTCCGCCAGCACGACCTGCGCCACACCGCGGCCAGCGTGCTGATAAGCAACGGGGCGAGCCTGTACGACGTGGGCGCGCAGCTGGGACACCAGCAGGCACAGACGACTATGCGCTACGCGCATCTGCTGAAGGAATCCAAGCACAAGCTGGCGAGCGTCATGGACGCATTCGCCAGTGGATCCTCGACCGGCGAGGGGCAAGAGAGCCGGTAAAAAGCGGCCGGACGGCGTGTGACAGCACGCCGCCGGCCTTCCACAACCGTTCAACAGGAGAACGACCATGGCAAGCGAAGTTTACTTCCAGACGAGCAGCGGCGAGATCATCGATCCGGGGACCCCCGAGCACGAATTCGCGCAGACGCTGCTGCAGCTCAACCAGTCGCAGCAGAAGAAGGTGCTGCAGATCATCCGCATGGTGGGAAGCGGAGACCTGCGCGCGGAGGAGGTGATGCAATGGAACCAACAGCAGAGGCGGGAGTTTCTTGCGTCTGTTCCGGAGGCTGACGCATGACCGCCAAGATCATCCAGTTCCCAGCGCCATTCCAGGCCCCTGAGCACTGGAGCGGGGACGATGAGTACAAGTTCGACCATTTCCGGCGGGAAGGAATGAGTGCCGCCGAAGCTGCGCAGAAGGTCGAGCAGGGGATCGAAGATCTGAAGCCTCGCTATCCTGGCGAGGATGTCCTGCTGCGCATGGCGCGAGACGCACTTGCGACCGCGCCCAAGCGGAAGCCGAGGTGAGTATGGCGGGCGAGAAGACCTCGCGGGAGCGCGGCAATCGAGAGCTTCTGTCCCCAGAGTACCTGGCAGAGATCGCGCCAATCGCGTGGAAGATCGCGATAAGCGACTGGGAGCGCGGTGACCCGCGGCCCGTTGCTGGCCTGCTTAGGTTGGGTGATCCAATTCCCTTGGAGGCGCGGAAGTGGTTGGCGGAGCTCGCTGAGGGGAAAGTCAAGAAAAATCCAGGTCGACCTAAGAAGGGGCTCGACCTGCCGCAGTTGGCTGGAAAGGTCATGCGTGAGCTTGAGATCCAGGCTGCCTTCAAGATCCAACTGAAGATCGAGCAGGGGAGGAAGTTCCCTCGCGGCGCCAAGATGGGGAGCGCCAAGGATCGTGCCCTGGAGGCTGTTGCTACCCGATTCAAGTCGACACCCGACAAAGTGAGTCAGGTTGTCTATCCCCGAGATTCTGGGGTGAAGAAATAGGGGTAATAACTCGCCTCGCTTAGTGGCGAGGTTAGGCAGAAAGTCGGCACCAGAAGGCGGGCGAAGTGTCCCGCCAAGGTGCCGCAAATGTCCCGAACCCCCAAGCACGAGTCCAGCACGGTCCTGCAGAAGGCCGTGGACTCCGGCGAGTTCATCCCGCTACCGCAGTTCCTGAAACAGAAGGGCTGGGCGCGTAGCACGTTCTATCGTCACCCCGAGGTGCCGCAGATCAAGATCGGCGGCCGTCGCTTCGTCGCGCGCGTCGCGCTGGGGGGTGCTCAGTGAGCGACCACCTCAAGCGCGACCTGACCGCACCCGATCGCCTGCTGAAGACGACAGCCGCTGCCCATTACCTCGACGTGCATCCGGTCACGATGATGAAGTGGCGCGCGGCCAGTGAGCCGGGCAAGACCATCGGCCCGGCCTGGACGGTCCTCGAGACCGGCTCGATCCGCTACTCGCTGCACGAGCTGCAGCGCTTCGCCGGCCTTCGCCAGGAGGCCGCATGACTCCGAACGGAAACGAAGCACAGGTGCGCGCGTTCTTGGAGGACTCGCATCTGCTGAAGATGGCGGCCAAGAGCAAGCAAGGCCGCGTGCGGCTGCAAAAGTTCCGGCAGCAGTTCGAAGACGAGCAGGCCCGGCTACTCGCGCGCCTGCAGCTCTGCAACGACGCCGTGCAGCGATTGAACGAAGCGCTGGAGAACATCGCCGCATGAGCCTGTCCGACGATCGTCCGGAAATGCACGGATACAACCTGGACAACCTGCTGCAGCACGCCGCAACGGCTGAGGGCCGCAAGTTCCTGGAAATGCACCGCGGGCTGATCCGTGAGTGCCGCAACCAGCTGCAGGCGCACATCGAAACGATGCGCGAGCGCGTGGCCGAGGCCGACGAGCTACTGCAGCGCTTCGCAGTCGTCCTCGACAAAGGCGGTGAAGCATGACCACGACACAGCAGGCCGTCGCGGCGATGACTGCGCTCTATCAACCGCCCGCTGCGGCGCAAGCCAAGGGCATGCCGGAGATCGGCGCGGCCCTGGACGCACAGCTGGTCGCCCTGAGCATGGATCCGACACCGGAGCGGTGCGAGGCGGTGGCCGCCAACCTGGAAGGCGCCAAGCGGGCCGTGATGCGGCTGCGGGAGGCGGTGAAAAGGGAGGTTGCATGAGGCAAGTCGACCTGACCATCGCCGAGCGTTTTCTGGCCATTCTGGATGACGCGGCGGACACGTTCCACTTCCGCACGCTCGGCGCCGGCCGTCCTCGCAATCACGCGGGCAGCCTGGACGATGTCGCCGCGGCGCTAGAGCTGGAGAACAACAAGGGCGCCGGCGTCTACGTGGTGGTGAACGAAGGCGGGCAAGACGCGGCCAGCATCACGCGTGTGCGTGCCGTGTTCGCTGACTGCGACACCGTGGGCGCGTCGTGGCCCAACTGCGCGCTGGAGCCTCACGTGATCGTGGAGACGAGCCCGGGCAAGTGGCACGCCTATTGGCTGGTCGACGGGCTTTCGCTGGGCGACTTCGAGCGCGTGCAACGTGCCATCGCGGCGCGCTACGGCACCGATCCCACCGTGCACGACCTGCCGCGGATCATGCGGCTGCCGGGGTTCTACCACACGAAGAGCGACCCGTACCTTTGCACGATCATCCACGAGTCGGGCGCGCAGCCGTACGCGGCCGAACAGATCCTCGCGGAGTTTCCGACCGTTACCGTAACGGTTACACGCGACGCAGCCCGTGCAGAGCTTGGCGAAGTGGTCGAAGTCGATCGCCATGCGGCCATCCTCAAGGAGACGCTGCTACTGGCGGCTAGCGTCGAGGGCGGACACATGACGCGCGGGGAAGCCCTGGACGTCATGCGGCAACGCGTGGCGTCTGGCCGGTACACGCGAGACGTGCCGGACGACGAGCTGGTGCGCGCACTGGATGGCGCCTTGCGCAAGCGGATGGGCGAAGCGGCACCGGTGGACAGCCCCGTGAAGCTGGGCGCGGTGAGCCTGGCCGATGTCATGCAGGCCGACGACGTGGAATGGCCGCACGTCATGGACTACTACCTGCCGCGACGCGTGGTCACGCTCCTGGGCGGGCATGGTGGCGTGGGCAAGTCGATGCTGGCGCTTGTCATCGCCGCGCACGTGGCCGCTGGCCGGCCATGGGGGCCGCTGACTGTCACGCAGTCGCGCGCGGTGTTCCTGAGCTTCGAGGATGAGGGCGAGATCGTGCGCCGGCGCCTGAGGCGGGTCATCGAGACCTACCAGCTGCCGGCGGCGGACGTGATCGCCAACCTGAGCGTCTTCGACGGTTCGGACGCGGACGCCGAGCTGGCGGTGGAGGGTAGCGGCGGCGCAGTCCTGCAGTTCACTCCCATGATGGGCGTGGTCACCGAGACCGTACGCGGCGCCGGCCTGATCGTGGTCGACAACGCATCGGATACCTACGGCGCCAGCGAGAACGAACGCCGCCAGGTGAAGCGGTTCATCCGCCGGCTGTCCGACGACGCCCAGGCGAACCACGCGGCGATGATCCTGCTGGCCCACGTCGACAAGCAGGCGGCGAAGGGCTCCGGCAAGGGCAACAACTACAGCGGCAGCACGCAGTGGCACAACGGCTCACGTTCGCGCCTGGCGCTGGTGGAGTCCGACGAGGATGGCATCCAGCTGCTGCACGAGAAGGCCAACTACGGCCCGAGGCACGAGCCCATCGCCCTGCAGCGCCTACAGCACGGCGTCCTGTCACCGATCGCGCCGGCGGAAGCGGCGGCCACTCGTGAGCAGACGCGCCACCTGACGGCCAGCGCGGATGCCGAGGCCCTGCTGAAGGTGTTCGAGGCCCTGATCGCTGGCGGTGTGGAGATCCCCACGGCGGAGACCGGGCAGCGCACCACGTACCACGTGCTGAGCCTGGCGCCGGAGATGCCCGAGCACCTGAAGCGGCACGGCGGCAAGGAACGGGCCAAGGCGGCAGTGATGGCCCTGGAGCGTTCGGGGCGGCTGTGTCGTGAGTCGTACAGGCGCGACAGCAAGGAGCGCCAGCGCTGGGCATTGGCGTACATGCCCGCCCAAGAGGCCGCCTAAATGCCTCCGCTCTCTCCCCCCTTATACCCCCCTGCAGATTGGCGGGCGTTCGCCCGACCCGCCAATGCAGGGAATGGAGATAGGCGGACATTGGCGGCGATTGGCGGATTGGCGGACACGTTGGAAGGAGTGAGGCTGAAGTTCCACGCGTCTGAGGTCGTGTTCCACGGGCTTGGCCTGAGTCCATTTTCGAAACACTACGAGATGCAATATCTCAAGCGGCACAGAAGGATTGACCCTTTCAACCCTTGCAATTACAAGGATTTCACGATGATTCGATTCCGCAATTTCCGCTTTGGTAACGGCTTGGCAACTGACGTGAAGCACGTCTGGAAGCCGGCCACGGTTTGGCCGCGCAACGGGGAGGGTGCCCGATGAGCACGCCCCGCGATCCACATGGCGGCTACTGGCCCGACCCGAACGACCCGGCCAGTCACCGCGCGCATGCCGAGCGCCAGGCCAACAACCGACACGGCTTCCTGAAGACAGGGGCCAAGCCGACCGAGGTGCCCACGGTGCTGCGCCTGGAGTTCGGCGAGTGGGAGACCCCGCAGGGTATGGAGGCCGACGACGACCTCAAGATCCTGCACGGGATCCACCACATGGCCCGCAAGAGCTACGACGAGGTGCTGGAGACCATCGACCAGGTGGCAGGCGATGACGACCCCAGCCTCAACCACGACGGCCGCCTGAAGCTCGCCGCGCGCATCATCGAGCCAAAGCTGGGCAGCCTCGCCAAGCTGGCCGAGCGTGAGCTGGGCAAGGTCGACGCCAAGGTCGAGGGGCTGGAGGCCGAGATCGGCAAGGCCCTGCGTACCGCGGACCCGGTGGACGTGGCGGTGCATGCCGATATCCGCGCCCACCTGCGCAGCCTGGACATGGCCAAGCGCACCGCTGCCCTGCGCGAGGCCGTCGAGAAGGGCGACATCACGACGCTGCAGGCAGTCACCACCGCACCCCCGTACCTGAGCGGCTTCGAGCTGAAGGGCGGCCAGGACGGCGCGACGCGGCTGTTCAACGACGCCATGGAGGCGGCCAAGCAGCGCTTGGCGCCCGAGCAGCACAAGCGCGCCCAGGCACTGCGGCAAGGCAAGGCCCGCACGCTGCAGGCCCTGAGCACGTTCCACAAGAAGGCCAATGGCCTGATCGACTTCAACCGTGCCCGCCAGCTCACGGAGCTGGAGGCCGCGCGCCGCGCCAAATACGAGGACTGACCCCATGGCCCTGACCATCCCCGCCGACATCGCCTTCCTGTTCCGCCCCGTCGAAACGCTGGCGCCCATCCCTCGCCACACCGAGACCAGCCAGATCCTGCAGCCCGGCGACATCGCGCAGGTGACCGCGCCCGATGACGGCCAGGTGTGCATGTTCCAGCAGGAACAGGCCGGCGCCGAGTGGATCGAAACGAAGCTCACGCACGGCAGCTATGCCGCCGTCCAGGCCGGCCACCGCGCGCTGACGCTGCGTGTGGTCAATCAGCCGTTCTCGATGGGCGACGCCACGCTCGAGATCGCGCGGAGGGCTGCGTAATGCGCATCTCTGACCTGCACCCGGGCGACCGCTTCAAGGCCGATGTGACCATCCCGCTGGTCGGCGCATCACCGACCACGCGCAACCTGACGTTCCGCTACCGCGATAAGCCGGCGCTGAAGATCTTCGTCGAGAAGATGGAGCAGCTCGACGACCTGCAGATGGTGCAGGAGGTGGTGCTGGGCTGGGATCTCGAGGACGAGTTCACGCCCGAGAACGTCCGCGCGTTTCTCGACCACGTGCCGGAAGCAGCTATCTGCATCCTGCGCACCTACATGCGCGAATCGGGCTTGAAAGTCCCGGCCGCCATCTGAGGCTGATCCATGGCAGACCTGGCCACCCTGGGAATCCGCGTCAGCACGCAAGGCGTCAGCGAGTCAGCGCGTGAGCTGGACAAGCTAGACAAGGCGGGCCAGCGTACCGGCACCACGGCGTCGAAGCTCGCCGGCGTCTGGAAAGCAGCATTCGCCGCCCTCTCCGTCGCTTCCATCATCCAGGTGACCCGCGGCCTTGTGCGGCAGGCAGACCAGTGGAACACGATCAATGCCCGCATCGGCCTGGTCACCAAGAGCAGCGCGCAGCTGCTGGACGTACAGGGCAAGCTGTTCTCCGTGGCCCAGCGCACCGGCAGTTCGTTCGAGGGCACTGCGGACCTGTATGTGAAGCTGGCGCAGTCCAGTGACCGCCTGCGCGAGAATCAGGCCGAGCTGCTGCAGGTCACCGAGCTGGTGAACAAGTCGCTGGTCGTGTCCGGCGCCGACACCGCATCGGCCGCGGCCGTTACCAGGCAGTTCGCGCAGGCCCTGGCCGCCGGCGCGCTGCGTGGCGACGAGTTCGTGAGCGTCATGGAGGGCGCCCCGCGCCTGGCCCGTGCCATTGCCGAAGGGCTGGACGTGTCCGTGGGCAAGCTGCGCGATCTCGCCGGCGAGGGCAAGCTGACCGCCGACACGGTGACCAATGCCCTGCTGCGCAGCCGCAAGGCCATCGATGACGAGTTCGGCAAGCTGCCCCTCACGGTCGGACGCGCCACGCAGCAGGTCGAGAACGCCATCCTGCGCCTCATCGGCAAGACGGATGACGCCAGCAGCTCCAGCCGCGCCCTGGCCCGTGCCATCTCCGACGTGGCCGACACCCTGAGCGACCCGGCCACCGTCCAGGCGTTCCAGAACACCATCGGCCTGATGGCGCAGCTGGCCAGCCAGTCCGTGCAGGCCGCCACGAAGATCACGCAGGCATTCGAGGCCGCGCGCATCGGCCGCGGCTCCCTGAGCGCGTCGGACGCCAGCGACGCCGGCCTGCGCGAGCGCCTGAACCAGCTCAATGAGGCGATCGAAGTTGGCCGCCAGTGGCGTAAGGAACAGGGCAACATCATCGAGCGCCTGGCCGGCGGCCGTGACTTCCGCGCGTACGACGCCATGGTGGCCGAGGCTGCCCGGATCCAGCAGATCCTGGACACGCGCGCCAACGGCGTTACGCGTTCGGGCAACGGCCGCGGACGTGGTGTGCAGGTCGACATCCGCAGCCCGATCCCGGCGCTGCCGGAGCTGGACACCGGCGGCGGTGGTGGCAAGGGCGGCCGCACGCGTGAGCGCCCGGACTTCATGCGCGACGCGGCCCGTGAGCTGCGCGAGCTGATGCAGGCCGAGGAGAACGCACGCAACCAGTTCGAGGCCCTGGAGGCTTCGCTTAAGGGCCCGCTGGCCGCGGCGGCGTATGAGTTCGCGCAGCAGCAGAAAGAGCTCAACGAGCTGGCGCGCACCGGTGTGATCGACAACGAACGGCTGGCCGCGGCACAGAAGAACCTGGCCACCGAGTACGACCGCAGCGTGGAGTCGATCAAGAAGCAGCTGGACCCGACCGCGCAGCTGATCGAGGACATGCAGTTCGAGCTGTCGCTGCTGGGCATGACGAACAAGCAGCGCATGGAGGCCATCGTGCTGCGCCAGGCCGATGCAAGCGCGACCGGCGAGCAGATAGCCAAGATCCGCGAGCTGGCCAATGCGCAGTACGAAGGCGAGAAGTCCGCGGCCCTGTGGGACAGCGCGCAGCGCAGCCTGTCGGATTCGATCTACGACGCGGTGTCTGGCACGAAGTCGCTGAAGGATGCCGTCTTGGACTTCCTGGACTCGCTGAGCCGCAACATCCTGCAGCAGTTCGCCGACGACTGGGCCGAGACGATCACCAGCTCGATCCGCGGAATGGCGAGCAGCAATCAGTCCGCGTCCGCCAGCGGTGGCGCCTCGGGCGGCGTCGATTGGGCATCCCTGATTGGGTCCCTGTTCGGTGGCGGCCGTGCCTCGGGCGGCCCGGTGCGCAAGGGCCGGCTCTACGAGGTCGGCGAGCGTGGCCCCGAGCTTCTGCAGTCTGGCGGTCGCAACTTCATGATCCCAGGCCGCGACGGCTACGTGCAGCCCAACGGCGCGATGCAGCCTGCCGGCGGCGACCTCTACCAGAGCATCACGGTGCAGGGCCGGCTTGATCGACGCTCCGTCGACCAACTCGCTGCCGAGTCCATGCGCCGCCAGAACCTGGCGCGACGGAGGACTGGCTGAATGCCGAAGTGCCAGACCTGCCAGCACCCCGACCGTGAGCGCATCGACACCGAGCTGGCGCTGACCAGCAGCGTGCGCGAGGTGTCGGAGCGCTGGGACATTCCGCGCCGTAGCCTCGCGCGCCATCGCCAGCAGTGCATGACGCAGGACCAGGTCGCGCGCATCCGGTTCGACGTGCCGGCGCAGGTCGAGGTGGACATTGCCGAGCTGACCCGCCGCGGTGGCGAGGACGCGATGCTGGGGCTCAAGCGCATGCGCCCCGAGCTGACCGCCATCGCAGAAAAGTGCGAAGCAATCGGCATGTATGGCGAAGCGGCGAAGTACCGCAAGCTCGAGCTGGACTGCTATCGCGAGCAGCTGAAGATCGCTGCGCTGTACCCGGGTAAGAAGACGGTGACCAACAACCACCTGGTCATCACGGACGGGCAACCGATGTTCGAGCTGTTCGACCGGATTCTCACGGTCGCCGAGGACATCACAGCGGCCCGCAGGATGCTAGCAGCCGAGTTCAGGATGCTAGCGGCACCGGAGCACGCAGCTTGAGCGGCATGCGCGCCAAGACCGAGAACGAACGCCGCGTGCTGATCGCGGAGAGCTGGCGGCACGACCCCGTGCAGATGATGCGCGACGGCGGCTTCGAGCCGGATCCGCACCAGGTGCGTCTTCTGGAGAGCCGGGAGCAGAACGAGCTTGTCCTGTGGCCACGCCAGCAAGGCAAGTCCCGAACGATCGCCACGCGCGTCCTGCACTGCGCCTACTTCGACCCGGGCGACATCGTGATCCTCGCCGGCGAGAAGCAAAAGCAGGCGCGCGAGGTGTTCGACAAGGCGTGCGAGATGCACGAGACCTACTTTCGCATGGGCAATGTGCCGGCGATCGACGTGGTGGGCGAGGAGGCATTCATCGGCAAGTCTCGGATTTTGGCCCTGCCGTCGACGGTTGACTCGATCCGCGGCTACTCCACGAAGCTGGCGGTGATCGACGAGGCGGCGTTCACCGAAGATGGCACGCTCAAGAAGGTCACCCCAATGCTGGCCATGACAAACGGCCGGCTGATCGCAGCGAGCACGCCGAATGGCGCCATGGGCTGGTTCCACGACGCGTGGCATTCGGTCCCGCGTCCGACGGAAGAAGACGAGGAGCCGCTGGACTGGTATCGGCACAAGGTCACGATCGAGGAGGTCCTGGCGTACCCGAATCCGCGCCTGACACAGCGCGAGATCAAGCGCCAGAAGATGATCCTCACGCCGCTGGAGTTCCGCCAGGAGTGGATGCTGGAATGGCTGGACGGAGAGCAGCAGTTCTACCCCACTGAAGTGATCCAGGCCGCGCGCTGCGACGACATCGTGCCGCTGTTCAAGCGTCTGGAGGTGGCCGCGTGAGCGGGCTGATCGAGTTTGAGCGCAAATTCTTCGCCGGTATCGACTTTGGCCAGGTCAACGACTGGACGCCCATCGCCGTGATCGAGCGCATTCGGCCTGTCGTGCGCGTTGGTATCCATCATGGGCTGGTGTCACAGGCCAAGCACGAGGTGAAGCAGATCCCCACGCGCCTGGACCTGGTGCATCTGGAGCGCATCCCGCTGGGCACGCTGTACCCGGTGCAGGCTCGGCATATCGCCGGCCTGCTGAAGTCGCCGGTGCTGGATGGTGTTCAGTCATATGTCGACATCACCGGCGTTGGTCGCGGCCCGTACGACATGCTCAAGGAGCTGAAGGTGCGGGACCTCCATGGAATCACGATTACCGGCTCCCGTGGCGCAGCCAAACGTCATCCACAGGGCTGGAGTGTGGGCAAGGCGGAGCTGGTGAACGCCATCCAGATCGAGATGCAGACCGGCCGCCTTCGCATTGCCACGCAACTGGAGCTGTTTTCCGTCCTGGAGCGCGAGCTGATGGAGTTCCGCGCAAAGATCAACGATCACGGTCACATGACCTTCAACGCCCGCGAAGGTAAGCACGACGACCTGGTGCTTTCCGTGGGATATGCGGTGTTCGGTGCGCTACTGCCGACGCCTGTTACCTCAATCGACCTGAGAATGCCGGCATGACCACCGATTACAAGCACCCGCTCTACGAGAAGTTTGCCCCGCTGTGGATGAAGGTGCGCGATGCGTGCAGCGGAGAGGATGCGGTAAAGGAGAGGGGCGAGACGTACCTGCCCAACCCTGCGCCCACCGCTGAGAACGCCGCGCAGCGCTATGCGCGTTACAAGATGCGCGCGGTCTACTTCAACGCCACCGGTCGCACGCTCGCCGGCTTGATCGGCATCGCCTACGGGAAGTGGCCGGAGATCGTCACGGCCAACAAGACGCTGCTGCAGGACGCTGACGGCTCCGGTGTCGGCCTGATCGGGCAGAGTCAGCTGGTGCTTTCCGACGTGCTGCAGACCGGCCGTGCGGGCCTGCTGACGGACTGGCCGAAGAAGGAGATCGGCCGCAAGCTGCGTTCCCGCGCTGAGCAGGAGCAGCTTGGCCTGGTGCCGCGCATCCTCGCCTACACGGCCGAGCAGATCCTGACCTGGCAGCATTCGGCCGGCATGCTCACGCGCGTGGTGCTTCAGGAGACGCGTGAGGAGTACGAAGCGGGCGAGGTGAAGCAGTACCCGCAGCTGCGCGAGCTGATTCTCAACGCGGACGCAGGCTACACGATCCGCGTCTGGGTGAAGTACAGCGAGACTGGCACCTACAAGCTGATTGAAACCGCGGCGACCGGCCTGAGCTACATCCCGTTCGCCTTCGTCGGCGCGGTGAACAACGACGCCTCGCCCGACATCCCACCGCTTCTCGACCTCGCCAATCTCAACCTGGCGCATTACCGCAACTCGGCTGACTTCGAGGAGAGCGCGTTCGTCATGGGTCAGCCGCAAGCGGTGCTGACGGGCATCACCGAGGACTGGCGGGAGAAGATGGGCGTTCTTCAGTTCGGCGCGGGCAACGCCTGGGTGCTGCCGACCGACGCGGACGCCAAGCTGCTGCAGGTCAGCCCGAACACGCTGGCGAAGGAAGCCATGGGCGACAAGGAGCGCATGATGGCACTGCTCGGCGCGCGGCTGATGGCGCCGACGGAATCTGCCAAGACAGCAACGCAGAGCGCTGCGGAGACGAAGGCGGCATACAGTCAGCTGAGCCTGGCGTGCGACAACGTGAGCGCGGCTTACACGAAGGCGCTGCAGTGGGCCGAGGGCGGCACGTCGCTGACCAGTTCGCAATCCTTCGCGATCGACACCGACTTCACCGAGCTGATGCTGGATGCCAACGCCATCCGCGAGATCGTGGCCGCGTGGCAGGCCGGCGCTATCCCGCAGTCGGACGCTTGGGCGGCTCTGCGCAAGCTGCGCGTGATCGATCCCGGAAAGACCGACGAGAAGGTCGCCGGTGAGATCGAGGCGCAGGGGCCGGCGCTTAACCTTGACCAGGCCGCGTAATGGTCGCCCTGGTCGACGAATCGATCCGCCTCCAGGTCCTCCTGGAGCGTGTCAAGGCGGGCGAGGATCGGCGCATCGATGCCTTCCTCAGAGAGGAGGCGCGGTTGCTTTCGGCTGAGCTGAAACGCGCCAATCTGAGCCCGGGGCGGACCGCTCGCGTAGAGGCGCTATTGGAACAGGTGCGCGAGGCGCTCCGGGCACTCCATGGCGAGCGTCTGGGAGAGCTACGCGAGCGGCTGGAGGAGCTGGGCGAGCTGATGGCCGACACGGAAGCCAAGAGCCTGGCCGCAGCGCTCAGCGGCTGGGAGACCGCCACCCCGACCGCCAAGGCGGTGACGACGGCGCTCAACACGGCGCCACTCAGCGTGCGCGGTGCTGGTGGCGGCATGCTGCTGGAGGCATTTCTGAAGGGTGCCGCCGATGCGGACGTGGAGCGCGTCACCGGCGCGATCCGCCGGGGCTACTTCGAGGGGCGCACCACGGAGCAGGTCGTGCGGGACGTGATCGGCACGAAGGCTGCCAACTACCAGGACGGGATCCTTGGCATGAGCCGGCGCAACGCGCGCACGGTCGTGCATACCGGCTTGCAACACGTGGCCAATACGGCGCGCGCCGAGACCATGAAGGCCAACGAGGACATCGTGAAGGGTTACCGCTGGGTGTCGACGCTCGACAGTCGGACCAGCGAAATCTGCCAAGCGCTGGACGGGCGCCAGTTCGACCTGGGCGAGGGGCCCGTACCGCCGGCGCATCCGAACTGCCGCTCTACGATCGTGCCCGTCACCAAGACGTGGAAAGAGCTGGGCATCGACGTGCCCGAGATGGCGCCGGGCGAGCGCGCCAGCCAGGACGGCCCGGTGTCGTCGACGCTGACCTATTACGGGTGGCTGAAGACGCAGCCGGCCAGCTTCGTGGAGGAGGCGCTGGGGACGACGCGCGCCGCGCTGTTCCTCAAGGGTGGCTTGGACGCCGACGAGTTCGCACGCCTGCAGCTCAATCGCAACTTCGAACCCCTGACGATCGCGGAGCTGCGAGAGAAGGCGCCCAAGGTGTTCGAGCGGGCAGGGATCTAA